TCACCTTTTTGTAGGAAAGTTTGAGATGATGAATTCTTTCGCTTGATGATTTTTTACATCGCCCACACAATAGGTGGTCTTGGCCTCGGCAATGTCAAAATTGCCGAATAGCTCCCTGAGTTGCGGCACGTCATTGATAGAGAAAATGAACTTGCCTTTGAGTGTGATAAGCCTTTCAACCATCAGCGCAAATTGATCACGGGAGAACAGGTCTTTGCCATAATAGTTCTCCGTGCCAAAATAAGGCGGGTCAAGATAAAAGAGCGTTTCAGAACGATCATAGCGGTTGATGAAGTCCAGCCAGTCAAGATTTTCAATAGTTGCGCTGCTAAGCCTTTTATGGACAGCTTCAAGCATGGGCGCAAGGCGGTTAAGGTCAAAGCGGGAGGGGCGTTCAAACGAAACGCCAAAGGCGGGGCTTGTCACCTTGCCGCCAAAAGCGCATCTTTGCAGATAGAGGAAGCGGGCAGCACGTTCCAAATCAGTCAAGGTAGAAGGATCTGTTGCTTTTAACCGGTCAAATTCAGCTCGTGAACAGATTTGGAATTTCAGCATGTCCATGAAGGGCTGGTAATGGCGTTGCAGAATACGAAACAGGTTTGTAATCTCACCAGCACGGTCATTGATAAATTCAGCCTTTGGCTTTTTTGTGCGCCGAAAGAAAACCCCTCCCATGCCCACAAAAGGTTCAGCATAAGTCTTATGCTCCGCCTGGTCGATGATTTGGCAGATACGGGCGGCCAGTTTGATTTTGCCGCCGACATAAGGCGCAATGGGTTTAACAGGTTCAACAATTTGCAACATGCTGTTCACAATCCTTCACTTGAATATATTAACATTTTTTGTGTTTTGTTATTTAAGCCCATGGCTACTTTCATTTATGTTCGTTAAGCAGGTTGACAAATTCACATCAGTTTCTGATTTGGTTGCGTTGCGTGCTGCGCAACCAAAATGCCCAATCCTTTACCGGAAGATAGCGATGATTTTTTGCCATGAGGTAGCAAGCGTACCGCCGATGAGGGCAGCGATGATGGAGATGACGGTCAAGGCACCAAGTCCGCGCTCTCCCCATTTACCAAGGGCGGCAACTGGTTTCTCAAGTTTGTCCATGCGCGCCTCCAGCCGGTCAAGCCGGTGCTTGTAATCGGCGATTTCTTCCCGCAAAGCTGCCAACAATTCATAGAGTTGCTTGCGGCCGATTTCAGCTTTATTTTGATTGTCAACAACACGATTATTTAAATCAAGAATTAACCTAAGCTGCCCCTCAATGCGGCCAATGGCGCGGTCATGGTTCTCACTCATTTTCTACTTTCCCTCCTCATAGCTCTTGCCCAGCATCCTTGTTTTTGGCCGAACTTATCTGTTGCCACCAGCCAACGCGATAAAGCGGGTTCAACCTGCACCAGTCGCACCGGTTCATTAATCGCGGGCGGGCGTGTCCAGCCCGCGCATGAGGTCGGCGCATTCGTGCTGCACGCACGGCACAGGGCAACAGGGTCAAGATTTTGTACTGTTTCATTGATTTTCTCTCTTGCTTGATAGGCTTGTACAGCGGCTTTTAAGGCAGACCCACGCCCCTGCTGACGGCCAATAAAATAGCCGGAGGACACAAGAAAAAACGCCACGACAGCAATCAGCCCAATGAGGTGAGTGAGGGGGATATGTTTCATTGCCCATAATCCTCATGTAATTTACGCACTGCCTTACCCAAATCAAAACGCCTTTTGATGCCATAGATAGCAAAGCCAACAATGACGCCGATAATGGCAAGCTGGACACGCCAATCAAGATTACCAAAGGCCGCTAAGGGGGCGGCAATGGCCGTTGTTAACCATGTCAAAACCGTTTTACTGGTAGCAGGGTTTTTGCCCAATTCTTCAGGGTCGGCGACAATCGGCTTTTCAACAATAACCGGTTTGGTTGCGCCATAACCTGCTTGTTCAAGTGCCTCTTGAAACAACCCCGCATATGTGGCTATCAGATTGGCCTTGTCCATACCATTCACCACACGCCGCGCTGTGACATAATTGCATTGGCTTTCATTGATAAAATCATTAAGCTTGTATTTAGTGAACATGCCGCCTAGCATGCCATCAAATAAGGCACGCAGAGCAATAGGCCATTCCAGTAACTGTCCAGGTTTCGTTGCGCCGAATTTACGGTGATTAGCTTCCCATGTTACCTGAACCAACCCCTCACCAACCCATGGGAAGTAAGGTTTGGAGCGCAGATATTTCTTAGAGCCGCGCTCACGGATAGGCTGCATTGTATGCGCGGTTTCATGCCAGACGGTAGCAAGAATGTAAGCAAGCTGTTTTGGTGGCACATTGCGCCGCATTGCCTCATCAAGGATCTTATTCGTGCCGTCTACTTGGAGTTGTGATAATTTGCCGCCAAAGTTTGCCCGAAAGCTCTTGAAGAATTCAAGCTTATTCATGTCTCAACCTCAAATAACTGTCGTTATTGTTATGGTGAGACTATAGCGCGGGCGAGGCTGCGCTGCGTTGGACAATGGTCAAGGGAGGGCTATGGGTTAGGCAGATGGATGACGCCGCGGTCATCAGTAGGCGCGTCTGTGGGTGTGTCTTCAACGGCGCGGGGCGGGGCTTGCTCATCAATCATATCATCAGTTGCGGGGGTAGTTTGCTTGATATTGGCAACAGTGTCTTGTTGCTTCTCATCAAACAATTCGCAATCAATGCTGGTGGTATAGCCGCCACTCACGTCTAATTTATGCTTGACTTGTTTGATGCGCCACTCATTCGGGATATAGGGGCGGAAAGGCGGTGTCATGATAAGCCTGGCCTCGGCCAGAATAAACGGATTGCCGCCCATATCAGCCGAGAGGGAGGCTTTGCCCCGCATTGAGCGGTTTTGATAGCTGGAAATGGCCGCCTTGGCTTCTGCCTCATTATGCCAGCTATAGCGCAAATCATGAAAAGGTTCTTGGCCAACCGTGACTTCTTTCTTTTCACCTGAACGGATATCGTGATAAAAAGCCCGCACCCCGCCTTTTTGTTCTTTATTGTTATCCTCTTGCTTGTTGGAAGTAAAAGAGGGGGCATCGCCCGCATCCGCTGCCGCGTGCTGGTCATCTTCACCACTGCCGGTTATGCCTGCCGCCTCGCCCGCCTCATCGCGGGCTGAATATTTAAAATTCCAATCAGCGCATTGTGATGGGTTGAGGCGCACTACCGGCAATTCCTCCCCCGTAATCGCCTTGCCAGTCCCCCGCTTGGCCAGCACCAATTTACCATCAACCGGTTTGGCAACCCCATCATGAAGCCCTGCCAATCTGGTAGTAAAAGCCATATCACTTTCATTATGCTGGTCAATATGACGGATGACGATCCGGCCAAGTGAGGGGTCAAGCTTGGGCTGATAACCATTGCGCCCCGCAATCTCACCTATAATCGCGCCCAATGTCTTTTGATGGTAAGACCCACTGCGTGGCGTGCGGTAAGCTTTATTCATATCCGCTGCCCGCCCTGTTATCTCAAGCGTGCGCGGCGTGGGCTTAACAGTAATCTCATCAATCAGATAAGAGCCCATAAAGCGCGATGCGCCCTCTCTATAGCCTAACGTGATGCCAAGCACCGTGCCAATGAGGGGAATTTCAATCCACGCCCCATCAGCAAAACGGGGGCGGTCATCAAGCGTTAGTGTGACACTGTCGCTTTTGTCATCAGCCTCATCAGTAATTTCAATCGAGAGGAGATAATCACTGATTTTCGCAGTAATGTCCGTGCCATTGGCCGTTATATGACAGAAAGGACGCATGATTTCTTTCCTTAACTTCCCCTGTTCGGGCTTTGGTCAAAGCCCTTAACCCCTCTTCCCTATCCCCAAAGATTGATAACCGGCACGGCTCGTGGTTGTGGCAAATCAGGCAAAAGGATTGTCAATCCAGCAGGGAGTTTCTCGCCCTTATCCGCTAAACGGTGATTGGCCTCATAGACATGCTCAACCGCCAAAGCCATTTGATGCTTGGGATAATGACGCCAGCAGATCTCATCAATCATGTCATTGTCTTTAGTCAAATATAAATCCGCCATAGGCTTTGCCTTTTCTTATTGGGCTGATTGTGATAAAATCATAAACTAAAGGCAGCGGGCAGACATTGGACAATCGTCATGAGTGCTGTTTGGTTTATGATAGATTAACCATTTATAGCGTATAAGTGTGCCTGTAAAAATAAGACCTTTCAAGAAAGGAGGGATTGTCGTGGATGATTTTTGCAATCATATTTTCTATATTATTGGTACAAATCCGCAGGATATCCCCCTGGGGAGATTGGCCGCTTATATGAGCGAATTGGCTTCTTTTATGGGAAGCGAAGAACATCTGCGTTTTGCCAGATTGGAGACAGGCAGTGTTGGTATCGTCGTCAATTCACCTAAAAAATATGAAGGGGTCATTGTGTCTCGAACGCTTGAAGCGGCAAGCGGGCAGCCAGATGCACTGGCGGCGAGATCATGGAGAAAAATAAATGAATATCTTAAAAAAGATAACTGTACAGGAAAAATGCTGCTTTCCGATGGAAGTAAAGTGCGATTCCCAGGTGAAATAGAGCCGTCTTATGCTCCTTTGCGTTCTATCGTACAAAGAACCTCTATCCAAGGAAGGTTGGTGCGGATTGAGGGCGGAGGCGATGTCATCAAAGTTGGCCTTGAGACAGACGGCAATTTAAAAGCGAGCCAGATTTCTCTGAACCCTGTTCTCGCAACTGAATTGGCTGGTCATTTCCATAAAAATATTCGTTTAGATGGTGTCGGCAAATGGGGGCGAGATGGTGACGGGAACTGGTATTTGGAGAATTTGCAAGTCACCAGTTTTGAAGAGCTTCAAGATTTATCTCTCAAAGAAACACTTGAAAAATTAAAAACTATTATCCCCCAGGAGGGAAGTAGATTTTTGGTTGATTCTATTGATGAGATGCGACAGATATGATTGTCGTTGATACAAATTTCTTGATTTTCCTGATTGATCCAAGCAGTGCGCTAGATGGTAACAGGAACGCAGATAGGGTTCATTGCTTCATTGAGCATTTGGAAAAAAACAAAGAACAAATTATGATTCCTGCCCCAACATTAACAGAATTGGTTGCGGGGAGGGCAGAGCGTGTAGAAGAAGTTATTGAAACAATAAAAGGGCTAAAGAACTTCTCTGTTCAGGAATTTGATATGGTTATTGCCATTCAGGCAGGGGAATTGATCGCCAAAATAAAAGAGAGAATACCGAAGAAAGAACAACTCCCGGGATGGAAAGTTGCCATGAAATATGATGCAATGATTGCAGCAACGGCCTTGGTGCGGGGAGCAAGGGCTTTGTATACGTCTGATAATGATATGAAAAAATATCTTTTGGGAAGCGTAGTAGATGTTATTCGCATTGAAGATCTTCCCCTGCCGGAAGAAGATCCACAACAAAGCCTTGATTTATAAAAGTACCTGAAAGGACAGACTGTTTATTGTTAAGCTCCATCCGCGCCATATTCTTTTAAGGTGAGGGTAAATTCCTGTTTGCGGGGGGCACCTGTTGCTTTAAAGATGCCAGCCTTTTCTTGCACCGACAAGATGACATAAAACCCAAAGATGCGCCCCTGGCCGGAGACCAACATCAAGGGTTCTCGCCTAGTGGCAGATTGGCGCATTTTCTCAATCTGGCTCACACCGCCGCGCCAATCAGGGTAAATCACTCCCTCTAACGTGATTTCCGTTGCGCCATCTGCTGGCAATTGCATCGCTGGTTTGCGCCCCAAGCGGTTCTGCTCCACCCATGGGTAAGTATCGGTGCGGTCAAGGCTCTGATAGGCGGCTGTATTGAGTGAAAAACGAAATGTTCCAAGTCCCATCATCATGTTGCGTTCATCCGTTTCTTATTCGTTAATCCGTCAAGCTTGATGTGATAGAACGTTGCTGGTTGGCTGCATGGCTTGCCAAGGCGCGGTTAATGGCAAGCTGTACATCTTGGGGCGTGCCGGATGATTGAACATGCAAATTCTGGATGGTCACCGAACTATCAATTTGGGTGGGTTTGTGAACGGTTATTGGTTCGGGTATTTCAAAGTTGCCCACCTGCATCTGCGCCGTTTCAATGGCAGGGGCTTGTATCTCACCGCCCCTTTTCTCACGCTCAATTTGTTCAAGCCGCTCATTGATAACATCCATATAATTTCTTTTTTTAAGATAATATTCGGGCATGGCAGGGGTAAGCTCTGATGCAACCTCATTGACATGGGTGATAGTCCCGTTAACAGTTTCCAGCCCCGCCATGGAGGGGGCAACATCAACCTTAAACCCCATCGCCTCCCGCACCGAGTCCGGCAACCAGCCAGTTAATGTGTCAAGCGCATCCCAAAACCATGTTTTGACATTCTCCCAACCTGCTTTCAACCCCTCCCAGATAAAATCAATGATATTGCCGCCAATATCCTTCAAGCTGCTGCCCGCTTGCTTGATTGCCCCCCAAAGATAAGAGCCAATATTGGCGAAAAATTCCTTAACGGCTTCCCAGCCATTTTGAATACCCTCCCATAAGGCACCCATCGTTTCTTTGAAGGCGTCTACCTTCTCATTGAAGGTTTGTTTGGCGGCTTCCCACCTTTTGCCAATATCCCCCCAAAGTTGATCCCATTCCTTCCCTAGCCAGCCGCAAATATTATCCCAATTTTCCCACAAAAAATAACCAGCCGCAACAAGAGCAGCAATCCCCATCAATATCCAGCCTACCGGAGTTGTCATGATGGCTATCCCCAATGCGATAAAAGCCTTGCCAACCAACGCAAGGGCAGGAATCACCAAGGCCATAAATACCTTACCAACCAATGCAAGAGCCGCAATCCCCAATGCAATGAGGGCTTTGCCAACAAGAGCGAGCGCGATCAGCATCGGACCAACAAGCCAAGCCGCCAGCCCAACAAGTGCAAGTTTTAATGGACCACCTAAAAAATCCACCACCGGGGCGACTTTGTCATAAAAATTCTGGAAGCCTCCAACAAGTCCAGCGATGCTTTGACGCAAATCAGAGGTGGGATTGAGCAAATCCCTGATGATTTGACTGAATCTCTTGGCAAAATCGGCAATGCCGGTGGCAATCCATGCACGGTTCTCGGCAACCCAATCACGCATCGCCATAATAATCTCATTGATGACCGGCATCAGATGGACACCCAGCAACGTCTTCAAGCCCTTCAAGCGATCCATCAACTCATCAAGATTGGCCATGAAGCCGACGCCCGCTTGCGCAGCATCTGCCCCGATAATGTCGCCATAAGAGCGTTTTTCCTCAAAGAGCTTGTTAATTTCGCCTTTGCCTTGGCCGAGGAAGGCGGCCATTTCCTTACCCGTGCCACCAAAAATCTTTGAGGCAATCCGCGCCCGCACCGCTTGAGATTCAATATCGCCCATGGCGGTTGCCACTTCCCCCAAAAGCTGCTCATTGCTCTTTAATTCCCCCGCCGAATTATGTAAGCTTATACCCAACTCATCAAAAGCTGATTTAAAACCCATATTGCCATTGGCGGCCTCCCCCGTGCGGCGGTTAAAGCGCGATAGAGCCCCATCAAATTCACCTATTGCCACACCGGAGCGTTGCGCGGCATGGCGCCATAATTGCAAACTTTCAACACCAATGCCCAATTGCTTGGATGTATCCGCCAAATCAGCCGCTGTTTGTGCCGTTGATTTGGTCACACCATAAAGGCTTGCCACCAAACCACCGCCGCCTAAGCCCAAAACAGCAGAGAGCTTGCCCACGCGCCCTATGGAGACACCTAACCCCTTATTCAGCCCGCCAAGCGATTTGGTTAGGTTCTTGGTGGCAACGCTAATCTTCTCAACCCCAAGCCCGCGCCCCAATCTGGCAAAATTTGCCCTGATGCGCTTGATGCCCGCCGTGACCTTATCTTCTAAGGTCAATTGAACTGTGGCTTGTGCTACCTTTTCTGCCATCTTTACTATCTCGCCTTGCTACGTTCCAGGGCTTTTTGTCGCCAGAAGATGAGCTCCTGCGGTGTCATCTCCATCAATTCAACATAGGACCAGTGAAAGACGGTGGCAATATCAGCAATCAGGCTCGCGGCCGCCTCCCAACTTAACGCCCCCGAGCCTTGGAAGAACCCGCAATAATCTCACTAATTGCCTCCAAATCCGCTTGATCCAATTCATCAACCCCCTCCGGCGGCCAGTTTGACAATTTGCCAATCAATGAGAGTATCTCGCCTATATCTTGACTCTCTTGCTTGAAAGCGCGTAAATCTTTGGCCTTGATGCGCCTGATGATGATAACATCATGTACCACCCCTTCAAAAGTGACCGGAACAATAAGCTTATGGGTAATTTTTTCCTGAAGGGACATGGGCTATAATCCTATATTGGCGCGGGTCTCGGCCAATTGGTCAACACCGCCGATTTTCTGCACCATGTTGAGAAGGTCAATTTCGGCATATTCAACATCACCCTGCCGATAGCGAAAGTAATTGAGTGAGATATTGAGCGTCTGCGTGACTTTTGAGCCACCCGCCCACTGGGTAAATTCAAGCCCCTTATGGAGGCCGCGCACATTGATGATGACGGGTTCAGCCTTTTGTTGCTGCGCCTGCACCGAACCGCGCAGGGTAACCGGCAAATTGGCCTGATTGAACAAGGCAACCAGCTTGGGGTCAAAATCAGAAATGACAAGCTGCATCTCCATCAATTCAAGCCCAAGCTCAACCTCGACCGAGCCATTCATACCACCGGCACGGTGGCTTTCAACCGTGGCGGTAATGTTGGGTAAGGTGACACTGTCACAACGGCCAGCATAGCTATCACCATCCAGATAGATATTGAAATTCTTTAACAAGCGGGGGAGTGCAACAAGAGCCATTAGAATAATTCCCAAAAAGTGTGTCGTTTGAGCCCCAAAAAGTTGTTCGACTTTTTGGATAGGGCGAAAAGCAAAAAGGTTTTTTGGACAAGAATTATGAGAAACATCAGAGTAGCTCCTCAAGATAATCATCAACAATGCGCGAGCGGAAAATAACATGTTCAGCCGGATAGGGCGGGGTGAAATCAATATTAAACCAAGCCTTGCCATCCTTAATCGAGGAAGGCGAGTTCAATTCCCCATCAGGATAGCACCGCCCGCCCAATATCGCGCCCAAGGCTTTGAGTTCACGAAGGTAAGCATTGACGCTCTCCGACACATCATCAAAATAGGTCTTGGTAATATTGCGATCCACCGCCCAAAGATGGGCGCGTAAGATCGAGTCATTGATCATATCAGAGGTGCGCACCACCGACAGGAACGCCCATTTCTGGTCTGATGCCAGCGTGCGGTTGCCCCAAAGCCTGTAGCCATCCTCCCGAATGATGGTGGCGACATTCTGCTCATTGAGCAAATTGGCGCGACTTGACCTATCCCCAAGGGCAAAGTCAATCGGGCGTGCCGTGCCAACAATGCCGTTAATAATCTGGTTAGAGGGTGACCACCAAAAGCCGCGATCATAATCAATCTTGGCAATCAGGCCAGCTACAGCAGGCGAGGCCGGTTCATTGACAATTGTGCCGCCTCTTGAGACTTTAACAAAAGGGTCAACCAGATAAACCCGCTTTGAGCCAAAATCTTGTGCCGCCTTGACGGCGGCTGCGTCTGTTGTGTTGGGCGCATCCGCCACCACAATGGCGCGTAGACGTTCAGCAATGCCAACAAGTTCAGCGACTACCGGATTGGCCGCAGCACCTGTTTTGGCCGTCGCTTGCGCCCCCGTGCCATCACCGCTAATGGTAATGGTTGGGTTATCCGTATAGCCCATACCTGGTGCTGTAATAACGACACTCTCAATCTTGCCGCCAACAATCACCGCTTGCGCCTGCGCCCCGACACCACCGCCGCCCGTGATGACAATATCAGCCTGTGTATAGCCTGACCCCTGATTGGTGAGTTCAATCTCGCTTAACCCGATGGGGCGCGTATGGGTAAAGCCAGGCGCAAGCAGAATGCGCGGCGTTAAGCCTAGGATTGATTGAGAGCCGATGAGCGCATGCACCCCTTGATAAGAGCCATCAGCCAACACACCGCCTAAAATCGGCGTCATATCATCTGGTGTCTCGCCTTCCTCAACACGGATGACAACAATCACCGCACCAATCTGGTCAAAGATTTGATCAACCGCATTTGGCAATGTGCCGCGCCTATTGCCAACCGTGTCAAGCTTGGCCGCTTTTAGTCGTGAACCGGCCAGCAAAACAGGCGTGTTGAGTGGAAATTCTGCCCCATTGGCATCAGGCGCAGTACCCACCAGACCAATAACGCCGGAGCGCACCGTGCGAATGGGGCATGAACCATCATCAATCTCAATAACCTCAACACCATGTAAAAAATCAGTCCCTGCCAT